TTGGAAATACTGCGCTAATTGCTTGCGCACATGCTACAGCAACTTGTTTGTGTTCAAGCTGTGTATCCACGTTACTGCGCACTTGTATGTAGTGAATCCATGAGCGCAACGTCCCGTTAACATACACGCGACTTTTAGTATTACCTTCTGGAAGAACAACACGAGCTTGTTCTTTAGCAATTCCTTTGCTAATTGCCCATGCATACTGTACTTTTGCTGCTTCAATAAGATATTGCTGTCTTAGTTTCCATTCGTTATTAATTGCTTCTTCTTCAACAGTATTAACTGTGATAGAGTTTTGACGATTCTTAGGATCTTGGAAACGTGCTTCACGTATTTCAAAAGACAAGTCATCAGTTGGATCTGCATAACGTTGACTAAACTCTTGGAATCTAAATGAAGCGTGGCGTAGTAATTGACGTGCAATATCACGGGTGGTATTGATTTCTAAACATACATTAACCATTTCAAGTGGTGACCAATGTTTATGTTTAATTAAGTAGTTGATGAGTTTTTCTGAAGTTTCTGTATTAAACTGATTTGAAGGATTACTTACTCTTGCACAAAATGCTATAAGTTCTTGTGCATCGGTAATTCCTAACTCAGCAAATTCTTCAGTTGGTTGAGAATATGATACTAATTTAATGTTCATAATTTATTTTTTTTAAAAAATTTATTAGTTGATTTTTCAATGTCTTTTTTAATTTTAACTGCGTCAATTTTAAAATTAACATCGTCTATGCGATCTTCGTATGAAGTGAGTAAGTCAGACAAACTTGTTTGAAAACTTTCCCAGCCTTCTTTTTTTAATTTTGCTGTTAATTTTATTTCCCAAGACTTATTATCTTTAAAATTAACAATTACGGAATGTAAATAAAGAAGAGGTATCTTATTAATAGACACCTCTTCTAATACTTCAGGCCAAACTGCAATCACATCCTCAGGAAGTGGTTTCTTTTGGACTGTCAACTTTTGCCTTAGCTACTTTTTTAGTAGTTACTTTGTCTGATTCTAGTGCCTCAGCTACTGCCTCAGCTACTGCTGCGTCTCTTGCTTCTAGCAAATCAGTTTTAGATTTTTTAACTGTAGGAACAAGTTCTTCGGCTTGTCTACGTAAAGAAGCAGCTTCTTTTGATAACCGATCTGCTTCTGAACGATAGTGTTTAGCTTTTTGCTCGGGAGTTAAAAGCTCTACTAATGCTGATTTTGGTTCTTCAGATTTTACAGTTTCTTTTTCTTGGAACGGTTCAATTTTAGTTGGCGATTTAAGTGATAATTCGTCAACTGTTGTACCACGTTGTTCTGCAATAATTTGATTTAACTCGGACAATTTAATTGAAACTGTATGCGTTGGTAACATTTCGACTTGATCTGTTGAAATTTTTACCAATCTATTTTGACTATGTAATGCAGTTAACATAACATACCCATCTGGAAAATTAGTACGTGCTAATGCTTCCGCAAATTCATAAGCAGCTTGTCCGGCATTGCTTTCTACTAAATTAATAATCGCATCGTGATAACTATCTGGTAAATTTTCAGTAGGAACAATTAGGCAATTATATGCCTCACCGGGTAATGTACGATATGCAACAATGCATTTTTTGCCGGAGCTAATAACTCTACCAACATGTTTAAGTTCGGCCATATTATGCGCCTTGTTGTTCAGCTTGTTGTGCTTCAGCTTGTTTAGCAACAACAATTAAAAAGTTTTCTAATTTAGCATATGTCTGACCAACAGGTACTAATTCATTTGGTTTAAATGCACCTCTTGAAATTGCAATATCAAAAATAGTTTTGATTGCATTTAAGTCATTAATAGTAAGATCATTCGATGCTGTTTCTTGAGCTGTTTCTTGTGCTACTTCGTCTTGTACTGCGTCTTGAGTTGTTTCTGTCATGTGTTTTCCTCTATGGTTAGTAATATAATTAATTATCTTAAATTAATTTCAGGGCAAGCAATTGTGAAAAAGCTAAGATCTTTTTCAGATTCAAACCCAATAGTAATGTTATAGACAATGGAATTAGATGAATCTAATGAAATCCCCTTGTCTATGTAATATCGATTATTTAAATTTTTAGCAATCCAACTGTCAATAGATCTGACTAATTCTGGATTAAATTTATTAATTTTGAAATACGTAAAGTGAGGGCAGGCAAAGCCCACCCTACGCATGTTAAAGTAATTTAATGGATTCGGTTTTCCATTTTTTAGAGCCATTATGCTGGCTCCTTAGCAAACTCATAGTAAGCAAACTCACCCCATGGTGGAACAATTGTATTATTGCCATGTATGATAAACACTGTGTCGCAGTAAGCTTCATCACCCCAACTACCAAATGGGTAACCGTCAGTAAACATAATAAACTTTTTAGGTTGAATATCATGTTCTTTCATGTATTCCCAGTTAGCATCAAAGTCTGTGCCGCCACCTCCTTTTGGCTGATACTGGTCAAACTCTGTAATAGTGTAAGCATTGAAATCAGCTTCGTTATATACTTGTGTATCAAAGCACCACAGTTTAATATTAAACTCTTGATACTCTTGCATAATGCCTTTAATCTCACTTAAGAAATCTCTAGCTTGATCATCGCCGATCGATCCTGACATATCAATAGCAACACAGATATCAATAGTTTCATCATAATTAGTACCTGGCAAAATAGCATTCATATGCCAGCCTTTTCTGTTAGGACGCATGAATGAAAAATCATTTTTAATAGTACTTTGAATTTGCTGACGTAAAATTTCACGCCAGTTCATTTTAGGTTCAGTAAGTTCTTTAATCATACGCGCAACACTAGCCGGAGTATTACCAGCACCTGCAGCTTGTGCAGCAGCCATAGTAGCTTCGCGAATCTCGTCTCGAATCTTTTTCAATTCGTCTTTAGTATATTGCGGACGGCCACTGCCGTTAGGATTACTTTCCCAGTCAACGTGTTCATCTAACATTTCACCAATTTGAGAAAGTGACTGTTCGTCATGATCATCCATTAGCTTGTCATAAATCTCTTCAGAACCCATACCGTAATAGTTAGTGTCATGAAAGATTTTAATAACAGGCGGAACTTCGCCGATTTTATCACGAATTAATTGACCGTTTACATTGTAGTCACATGCAATGTTAAAGATTTTAGGATTACGACCATCTCTGCGTGACATGTGATCAAATACGTTGTGCAGGATCTCATGGCCAATAACGAATTCAATTTGTTTTACAGTTAGTGGTTCAAAGAACTCGCGATTATAAAAGATAGAACGACCGTCAGTAGCAGCAGTTGGACACCAATCTGTACCGTCGACAATTTTTAAACGTGTAGCCATGTTGCCAAAGAATGGATGACGTAATAATAAGCCTACGCGAGCTACGATAATCTTGTCTACGATTGTATCTAATGCCATAAAATACTCCTTAATTTTGTTAGTAAGTGTAAAGTATAACACCGCCTTGCGGCGGTGTCAACTGCTTTGAAATTACTGACCGCTAGCAGCAGTAATATATTTGCCATACTTAGCATGGAAATCGTCAAAACATTCAATTTCGTCTGGCTCTAAAGGTAATTTGTATTGGCACAATGCAAGTTTAGTACCCATAATTGCAATTTCTGTTTCAAAATTATTCATTAAAAACAGGAAGTAATTGTTAACTTGGTCATTCCAATTAGGTACTTTTTTACTAGCAGCCTCTTTTAACTCATAGCATAAACTAATTGTTAATGAGTACATTGCTGAAATCTCTTTAGTTTCACATTTTGTAATTTTGCCTTCAAGTACTGAGCGTGGATCAGGCAATTTACTTGCAAACTGTCTGTGTGCCATAAACTTAATACCAAGTCCTTCGCCAATTGAACCTGCAACTAGATCGGACAATGTGTCAGAATCAACATCGTTATCTGCAAGCAACTCACTTACAAAGCTCCACGAACGTGGCGTAGCAAATGCACGTGAACTCGATTTAGTATCAAATGTATACAAGTCCTGTTTGCTTGCTGTTAAGAAACCAACTACGTCTGGATGAATATTGTTTTCTGTAGCCCAGTCAAAATAATCATCCCATTCAACAGCCATTTCTAAATGCACAAATCTGTTAGCCAACGGGGCTGGCATACGATAAGTAACACCTTTGTCTGTTTCTCTGTTACCAGCAGCAACAATTACAACATTTTCTGGCAACTCATATTGACCAACACGACGATTTAAAATAAGCTGATAAGCAGCAGCTTGAACACTAGGCGCAGCAGAATTCATCTCGTCTAAAAACAAAATGATGCTTTTGTGTTTTGCAGCAAACGCTTTGCTAGGAAGTTCTGAAGGTGGAGCCCATACCATTGTTTGGTCTACTGAATCAAAGTATGGAATACCTTTAATATCTGTTGGCTCCCATAAACTTAATCGCACGTCGATCACATGTGCAGTTAACTCACTACCTAATTGTTTAATAATATCAGATTTACCAATGCCTGGAGGACCCCAAATAAAGATTGGACGTTTGCTGTTAAACGCTTTACGTAAGCATTTTTTAGCGTTTTTAGGACCGACTGTACGTGAAGTGATTTCGTTGCTCATAGTGTAATTCCTCATAGTGAGTTAAAAAAATAAAGTTAAATATAATAAGTAAGCAGTGCGTAAGTTGTTGCGTTGCTAACTAACTATGCTGCATATTATACAGTATTTTTAACAAACGTCAAGAACTTTTTACAAGTTGTTTTGCCGTTCTCGCATTGCTTTAGATAATCCATATCTCCGTATGTCATCTGAAAAGAAATACAATTCAACACATTTGCGTTCGTTGAATACTGTTATGCTTTTATAAGTTAAGTAATAAGGGCAGTCAATATATCTTTCTAAAAAAATGATTGTTTGCGGACTGAGTTCTATTGTATCTGTAAATGGAATTTCGTATGCTTTGAGGTCTAATGTTTTAGTTAGAAATTCAAATCCGTCGTCAGATAATCTTAATGCAGCAGGTTTTTCTGATCGAACTGATTGCCACCATTTACGAGAAAATAATTTCACGTTAGTGTCATCTGAACTCTTACCCCACTGCTCTAAGAAGATTTTTGTTAATGCAGCTTGCGTGATCATCGTACTATAACCCCTTTAAATAGCTTTAGTACAGCGAAGTCGCTACAATTAAATGTAGTGTTTAGCTTTTTAGCTAAGTTGTGTGCATGCCCTTCATTTGAGAAGCTGGTCTTTTTGTACTTGTAACTATTGTTGCTAGATATATTTTTTAAATTAATCGGTTCATTACGATAGTATACAGCCCATATTGCATCAGCTTCTAAAATTTGGTCTATTTGATTTGTATTTGGATCAGTGTATTCTAAAAGTATACGTGGTTTAGGTCTCGACATGAGGTCCTCCTATTAACTACGTATATTTATCCTATTTTTCTTCACTAAAGAAACCGCCATCGAGATTAACAGTAATAACTTCGCTGCTTTGTTGTTGCTTTAACGCTTCTAATAATTCACCGTAGTCACGATTAATTTGATCTAAAAGTTCAGTTAGTGCTAAATTAAGTAATCTAGCTTGTTGAATTGGCATTTTTACTTCTTTTTGTTGAGATAACTCAGTTGCACGCAACAACTGAGCAAACTGTGTAATAGGACTTGTATTAATCGTTTTTTGCATTTGCTAATACCATTTTCATTTCAATTTCTGTTTTAAAAGGACCTTTATGGTCGTTGCGTTCTATAGTAATTGCCTTAGGACAAAAGCTCTTAACCCAGCCTTTTTCAAATTTAATTACATAATAACCAGCACAATACAAACTTTTACTTTGATCGCTCTTGGTAAATAACGGTAATTTACGTTTAACATCGTATACTGAATTATATGGTTTACAGCTAGTTGGAAACCCATAACATTCATTAGTATCAACTGATGATACTTTTACATTGTTGTTAGATAAAAAGAATCCTGATCCAAATTGCTTAGTAAGTTCTTCTTTTTTGTTAAACATTACTTCGTTGTTATTGCTACTTAGTACATACTTATTTTCTTTTTTATGTAAAGTAGCAATTTTTAAACCGTCTTGTTCTACAATCCAAAATTTACCATCTACGATCGGTTTTGCATGTAGTTCGATTTCTACCATGTATCTACACCTGATATTTCAATTGTTTGAGTAGTAGCAACCTCATTTACTATGTACGGAAACGAAATTTCTAGCAAGTATCCAATACCACTAGATCCGTCATACCCTACTTCTATTTTTTCTACATCTGGAAATTTTTCTAAAACTTCTAAAATTTCAAGTAATTCTTCTTTAAGTAATGTAATTTTTTTCATATTATTGTTTTGAATAGTTAGCTTGGAAAGGGATGCAATACTGTTGTATGCTATCGACAATGCGTTTCATTTCGTATGATTGACAAAATTTCATCATTCGGACACCCACTTGTGATATCTCTTTTGGTTTAGCATTTTCGGTAATAGTATCCTCAATTATTTTACGAATGTCTTCTGGTTGTTGTGTTAAATCAATCAATGTTCTGTTACGTTCGTAATCGTCCATTACACGATGTTCTACGCCGTTGTGATCAGTCCATCTTTGTAATAAAAAGTTATTCCACGAATATCCTTTAGTATTACGATCTTCAAATGCTTCAGTTAATCCTACTTTTTTCGAAGTGCCTTTTGTTCTAGCACCTGGATATGCTGAAAATACATTATCGCTAGTATCACCACGTATACACTTTTCAAACAACATCCACTCTGGATCAAATGGTTGTTTGTTTTCACCTGTCTTTTTATCTTTAATAGGTTTGCCTTTAGCATCAAAGTACCCTTCGTGTGTAATGTGATGATCAGCAACACCGTTATACTGACTAACAGTAGGACTAATTAATTGTTGAAAGTCAGTATCTGTACTAAAAATGATATGTTTATCATTTGGGTGCATTTGAATAAATCCGGCAATTAAATCATCTGCTTCTAGTCGCGGATGTTGTAATACAGTACAATTAGTTTTATCACGTACAAATTCGCAAAACTCGTTAAATGCCTCCCAAAATATTTTATCTTCTTCTTGCTCTTTAACAGTCATTGCTGCACGAGTTTCTGCACGATTAGCTTTGTATGGCTTGTAAAAATCTTTACGCCAACTACGCCCTTCTAAACAAAATACTACGTGATGTCCGTCAAAATCATTCCATGTTTTCTTAATACCATTAAACATAATATGTAATGCCATACCGAGCTTAATATCGTCACTTCCTTTTACAGAATGACGCGCTCTAGAAAACAAGTTTGCTGTATCTACTTCAATAAATGCCATGTTACCTCTCTATAGTTTGTTAACTTTAAGGATTCCAAAATCTTGATCTGTAATATCAATACCTTCCGCTGCTGCAGCATTGTAACAGATATCTCTATACCAACGACCTACAATTTCATCTTCTGGATCACCATCAAAACCGTACCCTTCTTGTTTTAATTTTTCAATCCAGTAATCATTCCAATCGATTTCAAAGAATCCGTTTCTGACATTGTCTGGATTAACTCTAAAACCGATTACATCTACCCATGGTTCTTGTTTTAGTGTTGCTTTTTCTTTTTCAGTTAACGGTGCTTTCTCGACAGCAACTTTAGCTTTTGGTTTAGCTTTAGTTTTTGGTTTAGCTTTTAACTGTTGTTTAGCTTTAATTGCCGCTTGTACTTCTTGTTGGTGTTTTAATTGTGGATTTTCGCCACTAAACACTTTTTTTATAAAATTTCCAAACATTATGTTCCCCAGTTGTTGCCGAAGAGAGGGAGGTGAAGTCTATCACTATATCTCAATCCGTGTTGTAATGCAAGTTCAGCTACACGCTGATTATTAAGATTGTATACTTCAGTTACTCCGCCTACTGGCATTAAGTAAATTTCACCTTTAAATCCTTTATCTTTGTATAACTGCATTACTTCGAGTGCTTCAGTAACATCATCTTCAGACGCTACTACAAACTTTAAATATGACCCATGCCCTGAAAATTGATATTCGGTTACAATTTCAGGACGTATCGCTTTTTCTCTAGGCTCACCACTTACACTTAGTTTAGGACTAATTGAAAACGTAGTTTGATACCGACGTTCTTGATATAAGTAATCTTCAAACGTGTTTAATAGTTCTTGTGTACCATTAGTTTCAAATGTAATGTTTTTTAAGTCTGCAAGTTTAGGATGTCTTAGTAATTCTGGATATATTTGTTGCCAACCTGGTAATAATGGTTCGCCGCCTGTAATTACTAAGTGTACTCCACCCCATTCACCGTTAGGTAACAGCGCAATCATTCTGTCTACAATTTCATCAGTAGACATAGCTGGACTTAAATGCTTAAACTGCGGATATATCGCAGCATATGAGTCACAACCAGTAGTTACTAATGGAAGTAAATTATAGCTTGTATATAATGATGCAGATTTTGCAAGATCCAAAGCTTCCGTACTTAATTCACCGTTTTGCATTCCAAAACCTCTACAGCGAAAATTGCAACCAAATGTTCGTAAAAAAATTGACGGTACTCCCATAAATCGCCCTTCGCCTTGCAGTGAGTAAAATATCTCGCTTATTTTAATGTGTGACATGTATTATCCTTGATTAATTTAGTTATACCAAATTCTTTAAAAGATTTTCCAACAAACGTTGAAAACTCATTATGAATTGACGCAAATTTATGTGTTATAATAACATCATTATTAATAATAGTCAATGTATTTTTAGTAAATGTTGGATAAACTGTTAGTAGTTCTTTACTAGTGTTACAAAATCCTTTAGGTGTACAGTAAGAGTATTTAGATGCAGTTTGGCTTCTAACTATAGATTGTTGACAAACTATGCGTGGTCGTTTACTAGCTTCTCTTTTTTTGTTAACAGTTGCTATACTGTCTTTTCTACCCTTTGCTAATGCAACATATATAATACCGTTATATTTGTCAAAAAGTTCTTTAGGAATTCGTTTAATTTCTAAAGTATTCAAATTTTTTGCAACCACTGTGCCTTTACTATAATTACTTACAACCTTTGCATGCGATTCTCTAAGGTATGCATACACTCTATTGGTTATTTTATAAGATCGGCATACATCACCAGTTTTAGAATACACCATTAAGTGTAATGCTTTAATCATTTTAGGACTATTTGTGCCTTTTGCTAATAATAAATGTGCTATATAATGATGCCTTGCACTTAACGTAATTAAGTTGTTAATATTATCTAATCCGCCAAATGACTTAGGAACGATATGATGAGTTTCGGTGTATTTGTCATTAAGTACTAAGGTTTTACAATGCTCAATAAATGTTACATAGCGGGTTATATTATGATTGTTTGGATTTAAAGAATGTTTTAAAATATGTTGTTTATAGTCAGTCACCTGTTATTCCTTAAACATTGTTTAATCCGATTCTAGCATATCCTAGTGACGCGTTAAGTTCACGACGACCTTCACGGTTGTCTACCTTGTTCTCTAAGATAATAAGATTATGTTGTAATTTTTGAAGATATAGCTTACCATTGCGTTCCAATCTGTCAGCCGGATAGTTTTTAATTCTGTCCATATACCGCTCAATCTCGTCTTTTTTGAGCTGGATTCTATGCTCAAGATTCTCTTTAGTTTTT